GGTCGTGGCGCTCTGGGCTGCTCCAGCCTTTGTCCGCCGTCGCGGTATGGCTGACGCCGTGGTCATCTTCCCACGTCGGCAATTTTTCCGGCGCGCCGCTGTAACCGAGTGCTTTTGCCTGTTTATCGGAGAGGCTGACCATCGTGCAACGGCAATTAAAGGAAAGTGGCGGAGCCAGGTTCGCCCAGCGCTCATCCCCCACCGGCATCATCAGCCCATGCAGGGCATGATGCGCCGGGCGGGTGCGACGGTCGTTGATAGCGATATAGCGCAGGATGGGACGGCGGCCGACGTGGGCGCGGAAGTGTGTCCATTTGGCACCGTTGTACGATGACAGCATCGCCGTGCGGAATACCGTCTCCTGATAGTGCCGCGGCAGCGCCAGCATCTCCGGGGTGAGCGCCTGTTGCCATTCGCGGAAGCTCTTGCCCTCTGCCAATGCTTTGACCAGGCTCTGCTTGACCTGCTCAATTTGCTCAACATCGCTGATTTTCGACAGCGTCCACGCCTCCTGACGCAGGTGTTCCAGTCGCGCGTAAAAATCCGCCGACGGCTCAACGCTGCGGGCGCGTAGGTAATCGGCTGCAGATGGGTAATTTGCCATCAGTATCGCCCCTTGTCGGCATGGACGTAGCCCTGCGCCGCTGCCAACGCCAACGCGCCCGCCAGCCAGTCGGTATAGGCGCTGTCATCGTGGTCGTCGTAAAGCAATACCAGGCGGCGCATCAGGTCGGCCTCATCGCGTGCCTCACGGGCGACGGCAAGCACCGCCTCCACGCCGAGCATTTCCGGGGCGTCCTTGAGCGCGGCGGTAATCCCGTCCTCCACCTCTTGCGCCCCCGGCGTCAGTTGTGAGAGCGAGAGGGAGAGCTTTGGCGTGGCTGGCGCAGCCGCCACCACCCGGAAATGCTGCGGCTCGAAGCCGTAGTTGTCGAGATAGTATTGTTCGGTCAGCTCCACCTTGCCGGTATTGAGCAGCGCCACATCGCGCTCCCAGCGCCCTTTGTCAATCGCCTGCGACCGCTCGTACACAAAATAGACGCCGTCTGCATCCATGCCGTTGACGGTGAGCAGGCAAGCGACGATGTGGTTGATTCCGCGCTCAACAAAGGTCAGGTCGGCATCGGCAATGTCTCGGGTGAAACCGTCGTCGGTTTCCTGCGCCGCGCGTGAACCGGTCTCCAGTTCGGAGGTCAGCACCCGCCCCAGTAATGTCTTCTGGATGCGCTGGATTTGGTGTCGGGTATATTTTTCGTGCGCGGTGCCGTCGTTGTTTGCCTCAACAAACTCGATACTGTCCTGGTCGCTCATGGCGACGACACCATCGGCCACCCCCTGCGAACCGGCCGCTGCCAATGCCGCCAAATCCCGCTGCGCCTCATCACGATTGGCGGTATTGACCGCGCTCTTGATGACCGTCAGCGGCGAGGCATGGCGCTCGGCAAACTTGTTCCAGAACTGCTCGGCGTAATTTTTCGCGAACCACGCCCAATAGACGCGCGAAAGTAACGCATCGCCGTAAGGGTTGGTTTTGTTGACGTTGACCGCACCGCGCAGCACTTTTTCCGGGATGACCGCAACCTCGCCACCGTTCGGTGATTTCCAAACCAGATTACCATCGGCGTCGCTCTTGAATTGCTCGATGACGCGCGGCACGACGGCGCGGATGGTCTTTTGCTCGCCGTCCTGCCAGATGAGCTCGCCGATGCTGGAGCCGATCCACAATGCCTGCATCATGACGCGCACCGCATCCTCGTACACGGCAGATACCGCCGCATAGAGCCAGTCGGTACTGTCGCCCTCAATGTGCCAGGGGTTGCCCATAACCGCCGCAGTACGGCGGGCGACACACCCTGAAATCTCATCATCGTAGAGCAGCTTGAGCAGGTCAGTCCGTGTCAGGTTGGCGCGCTTAAGCACCTCATCGACATCGGAAGCAGAGAGCGAGTAGGTCGGCACGACAAACTGTGCGCCTGACTTGACCGGGTTGGCGCGCACCTTGCCCTGCGGCTGTTGCTTGGTCTTACTAAACCATCCCCAAAACATCGTTGTCCTCATAATCTGTTGCCCATGCGTCGACGGGCGGATGCCACCACGCTGCTTACACCTACTCCACCCCGGCGAATCATGGGAGCGCAGGCGTAGCGGCAGTTATGCACCAGTACGCCAGATGCGAAAAATTCTTCGGCGTCGGCAACCATCAGGTCATACACCGGCGCACGCTCGCCCGTAGCGCAGACGACGCGCACAACCGAGACTGCAACAGCGGGTCTTGGCGTACTTGTTGGCGGTAAATTCCGCCCCACAGCAGGCGCAGCGTCGGGTCTCGTTATCCACGCCAGACTTGCGCCGGGCGGCAGACTTGCAGGCGTTGGAACAATAGATGTCCTGATGCCCCAGTTTGCGGGTGATGAAATCCTTGCCGCAATGCGCACAAGGTTTTTCCATCCCCTGGAAATTCTTGTACGCCAATGCGCCAATCTCACGGTGCTTTGCCAACCCTTCCGGCGAGGCGTGCCATGCTTTGGTGAGCGGGCGGATGCGCGCCATGTGCGCCAAAAATTCTTCACGCCGCCCGCCCCACGGTTCATGCCGTTTGCTGTGTTCACACGGCGGCAGGCACTCAAGATTCTCAAGGCTGTTGTTTTGACAATTGCCGTCCTTGTGATGGATGTGCCAGCCGTCAGGGATGGCGCCGTGGTTGTCCACCCAGATTTGCCGGTGCAAATAGCATTCGCGGTTTTGGGTTGGCGCACGGCTGAAATACTCGCGGTCGGTGCGGCGGATTGAGTTGGGGTATCTGCGCCAATTAACCCCGCCGTAACGGACGGTTTCAACGTGTTGCATTGCGTGTTCTCCAAAGTGATCACCTCATCGCCCGGCTTGATACTGTCCAGGCGAATGAACCCCTTGCCCACCACAAAAACGCGGTGGTCTCCGGTCGCGCGCAGGGTTTGCCCTGCCGTTTCCAGCTGGTAAATAGGCTTGTCGGCATGGGTCATCGCCGCCGCCAGCACCGGTTTCCAGCCGCTACGGGTGGCGACGTAATCACCTGCAACGACGTCTTGCACCGGGATATCGCCGCGCAGAGTGGCGACCTGCTCGCCGTGCGCGATGCAGGCGTCCCAAACGTGGTTATTCCGGTCTTCCAGCTTCGGCAACACGTCGCCGGTCAAGCGGTCAGTCTTGTAGCTCCACAGGCGCGCTTCTTCTTGCGCGTGCTTGCAATCCGGATGGATGACAATATCCATGCCGCGCAGCCAACCGATGCCGTCCTCGACGCTCCCCGGCCATTTATCTGCTGCCCGCATCCCCGGATAGCCGTGGTTGCGCAAATGGCTAATCATCTCCGGTCGGGCGCTATCGGCACGGATGACGTGCTGTCGCGCACCCTCGATGCGGTCAAACAGCGCAGGGACGTCCACCGTCTCCACGTGCTCTCCCCATGCCTCTTGCTCAACATAGAGCGTCTTGCCGTCTATCCAGCACTTGACCATCACCGTCGGATCTGACGCAAATCCCCAGTCCACCCCAAAATAGGGGCCGTCCCAGCGTGTCTGCGGCTCAAACGCCTCGATGCGATAACAGCCAGCCAGCACCTGCGCCGCCGACAGCACGGCATACTTGCCATGCCAGACGTGCTCAAAGTCCGCCCAGGCATTCTTGTCGCCCGCCTCTTGCCGCCGCTTGGCGCGCTCGCGGTCGTTGTCGTACTCGTCCCACGTCTCTTTGCTGGCAAAGGGGTTGTCGTGGATGTTCACCTCCACCACGATGCTGCCCGGTTGTTTACCCTCGCCGCGTAGCAGTTGGTCAATCGGGTCGGTCTCGTTTTCGGGATTCCATGATGCCCAAATCTCGCTGCCCGCCTTGCGGATGGTCGGGCGCAGCAGACGCAGCGAGCGCGCCGAAATGGTCTGCGCCTCCTCAATCCAGGCGCGGTCAAAATCCTCCAGCGACTTAATGCTGTCCGCGGTGTGGTCTTGCATCCCTTGGAAAATAATCAGCCCGCCACCGTGGCGGTTGAGGATGAGGTCGCGCTGGATGTCGAAATGCGACAGCACGCCCAGCTTCTCAATCTTCGCTTCGATGAGCGCCTTGACCGAGTGGCGTAGCGATTTCTGAATCTCGCGTATGCAAACCGTCTTGCTGTTGGGGTCGAGCAAATGCGCCTCAACAATCGCCTCGGCGAAAAAGTGCGACTTTCCACCACCCCGTCCACCATGCGCGCCCTTGTAGCGTGCCGGTTGCAGCAACGGTAGCGCCCAACGCGGGGTGTCAATGCGCATCGACAATCACCCGCTCAATACGCGCCGGGGCGTTGTTGTTAATTTGGATCGCAGTATCGGGGGTCTTGCCCAGTACGCATTCGCTTTGCGTCTTGACTACCCTTGAGGCGCCCTCAACAACGGCCATCGCACCCTTCACTTCTTCAATCTTCTCCGCTGCATCAGCCATCGCCACTGCTTTACCTGCGAGTGTCATCGCGGCTCCTCGTAGTCTTTGCAAATCCTCATTGCGTTGCAGCTCCAGCGCCAAACGGTCGCTTACTTCGCGACGCACCTCTTCGCGCAACGT